TCGAAGTTCTAGTTACAATGCTGTGTTAGAAAACAACGGATTTGAGCATACTAGACCGTTTGGATACCATTTTGGTAAGGAAGCCCATTGCTTTTGGGCAAAACATGTGTTACAATACATGCTCAACAACCAAATTGTGAGTGCAGATGAAATACCTACTGATTGATACAGCCAACATGTTTTTCCGTGCCCGGCACTCAGCGCACCGTGCCAGTGACACATGGACCAAACTGGGCTTTGCTCTGCATGTTACTATAATGGCTGCCAACAAAGTGGCCCGGCGTTTTCAAGCAGATCACGTGGTGTTTGCACTGGAAGGTCGAAGCTGGCGCAAGGACTACTACAAGCCCTACAAAGCAAACCGAGCAGTAGCACGTGGTGCAATGACCGAAACAGAAGCAGAAGAAGACAAGCTGTTCTGGGAAACGTATGATGAACTGACTAAATACTTGTCTACAAAAACAAATTGTAGCGTTATCCGTTGTGCCACTGCTGAAGCAGATGATATCATAGCACGTTGGATTGCACTACACCCCCAAGATGAACACACAATTGTAAGCTCAGACACTGATTTTGTGCAGTTGTTGGCCGCCAATGTCAATCAATACAATGGTATCTCAGATGAACTTTTAACCTTGGAGGGCATATTCGATGCTAAAGGTAACCGTGTCAATGATAAGAAAACTAAACAGCCAAAAACGATCCCGGATCCAGGCTGGCTGTTATTTGAGAAGTGTATGCGTGGCGACACCTCAGACAACGTATTCAGTGCGTATCCTGGAGTACGTGAGAAAGGCACAAAGAATAAAGTTGGTCTCCGTGAGGCCTTTGGAGACAGAGACAAAAAAGGCTACTCGTGGAACAACCTGATGCTGCAACGTTGGACTGACCACAACGGTCTAGAACATCGTGTGTTGGACGACTATGAACGTAATTGTACCTTGATTGACCTTACAGCACAGCCCGAAGATGTCAAGGCCACAGTGGATGGTTGCATCCGTGAACAAATCTCACACAAGGATGTGGGCATGGTAGGCGCACACTTCCTAAAGTTCTGTGGCAAATACGAGCTGACCAAACTCAGCGACAGTGCAGATCAAGTCAGTCGTTGGCTCAACGAAACATACAAAGGAGCGTTAGATGATATTAGCTAAACCTGTAGTAGAGAATCAGTATTGGATACTCAAGAAGGACAATCGCAAGATTGGTCAACTTGAGGTAAACGAAAATGGTAACTGTATCATAAAAATTCATGACAATGTTGTGAGTTACAAAACAGTTAAAATGGCTCGAGAAGCCGTGAACATTGAGTTTGAGCCACCAGAACAATTCACACCTGCACCACCAAACATGGTGTATAACCATGAAGTAGAAGGCGCGGTATACAATCCGCTGTGGGATGTCAAACGCCGCTTGCCCTTGTTTACTCGTGATGAAAAATCCAAATCATGGTTTGCGGCCGGTTGGTATCGAGTGCAACAACATCGCAAGTGGAAAATTATTCATCATCCCAAACTCATTACCTTGGAGCGTTATGCATATCAAGGTCCCTTTCAAACTCGAGAACAAGCAAATGACAAACCCGTTTCGTGATCAAGAAAAATTCATGCGAGCCTGCGATCAAACCGTAGGCGAATTCAACCGCGATCAATATCAACTGTACTGTAATCTTATTCAAGAAGAATTTGGTGAGCTAGTGGCCAGTGACAACAAAGTAGATGACCTTGATGCCCTGATTGATATTCTTGTGGTTACTGTGGGTGCCATTCATAGTCTTGGTGCTGACGCAGAAGGTGCATGGAAAGAAGTCATGCGTACTAACTTTGCCAAGATTGATCGAGACACAGGCAAAGTTCGCAAGCGTGAAGATGGCAAGGTACTTAAACCACAGGGCTGGACTCCACCTGCATTGGAACAGTTTGTAAAATGAGTTTGCACATCAATCGTTTTGTTGATGCTATCAAAGCCGCAGAAAGCCGTGGTCAACGTGACTTGACCATGAGCTTGCGTGATGCCAAAGATCTCCATAGTGATATTACAAAACTTTTGCTTACACTAGAAGGCATGCGTAACCAAAAAACTCTTGCAAAAGAAGAAACTGTTACGGTAGAATTGAATGGTGGCAGTTTCAAAACCACGTAGTTTTTATGATAAATAAACTACGGAGATAATGATGAGTCGACCCAAACCAACTGTGTTAATAGAACACACTGACAAAGCAACCTACAAGACCGAACAAGTGTTGGCCTCCGAAGGAGTGTGGGCAGTGTTTTTTGATACAAAACCAATCAATCTTAAAACGTCTAATATGCTCACACAGTATCCTGGCCCCAAGTACAAGAAGGTCAGCTTCTCCAATCCTGGACATGCCAAAAACTTGGCACGTAAACTCAACACACAATTCAAGACCGACAAATTTACAGTTGTACTCTTGACGCAGGGGGCGCAAGTATACCCCGATGCCAAATAAACAACAACTGACTCAGGTCCTAACAGCTCGGTCAGATCTGTGGACTGTGGAAGAGGCCATGAGGGAATGGTGGCAAAGTCCCGATGGTGGATGGCGCCTGAACGCTGTGGGGTTTGAAGCATTCGAACAATACAAATTACAACACTGGGATTTTGAAACTGACGTAGCCATTCACGCTGTTCCTAGAGTACTTCTGACCCTGGATCGTAAACTTACTGGCCCTTACTACATCAAAGTCAGCAAGCGTCCCAAATTGTGTTTCTTTGTCAGTCAGGAAGCAACCATGTATGCCCTGTATAATGATGTCAACCGTTTTGTGGCAAGTTTACAACGATATTAAGCAAAAAAACAACACTTTTTGACCCAAAAAAAAGTAGTACTTTTGTAGCATTGCATTTCGGTTGACCAGAAATGCCCTTTTTGCTATAATACTTGTATGGAACTTAAAAAGCAATCACGCAAAAAACGAGTGGATCGTACCCACATTGTTTACTTCATCCAAATTGGTCTGGAGTACTACATTGGTATTACCGCAAAAACTCAGCGCACAATCAACATGAGCCTGCGTAGCCGTGTGAACAAGCACATCTATCGTAGCCGCACTGAAGACAAGAGCTGGAACCTGTACGAAGCAATTCGTGCCGCAGGTGAGTCAGCTGTTAACTCGGCCATCATTGACGTGGTGCGTGGCAAGGATGCCGCTCACAAACTGGAGCGTGAACTAATACGAAAGTACGCACCTGCACTCAACACTGATGTGCGTACAAAAGCGGTTGACCAATAATTGCCCATTTGCTATAATAGAAGCATAGTAAGAAACAAGGAGCCCAAATGTCCAAACTGCTGATCACCACTCAAGTTTACGAAAACTACGCCTGGCGTGAAGACGGTACCATTGGTACTGGCGCGGAGGCCTACTGGAAGGCCAAGGGCGGCAACGATTATGTAGTTCGCAACATCGACGTCAACCGTGCCCGAGAGCTGGCCAATGTAGCCACCCGCGAGATCGAGCAGGCCAATGACTACTTCACTGAAACCGTGATTGGCTGGGAGATTGTTGGGGATGACTATCTTACTGAGTTTGAGCAAAGCCAACTGGAATACGAAGGTCGTATTGCTTACCCTGCAACTGAACTGGAGATTGCATAATGATTGCACTTGAAAACATCAAATCTATTCACAACACAGCAACCGAGGCCGCAAAACGTGCCGAGGCAGACTTTATTGCCAAGCACGGCGAGCCTGGTTACTGTGGTTTTGCCTGGGTAACAGTACATGAAAAAGCTTCAACCAAATTGGGCCGTGCGCTGAAAACTGTGGGCTTTACCAAAGCATACGGCGGCGGACTGCAACTTTGGAATCCCGGTGGTTCATATACACAAAGCATGGACATCAAAGAAACAGGTGCCCAGGCCTACGCCGATGTCTTGAAGAAATTTGGTATCACTGCATACATGAGTTCGAGAGCAGATTAAGGAAACGTCATGATTGAAATGTTTGTATTCCTGGCCGTCACTTTTGTGATCAAAGTTTGGTTCATCAACCGATACATGTAAAGAGAAAAACATGCTTGCCAACTACACTGCAAAGCCGATTGAATTTGAAGGTCAATTTTATGACCAGCGTCATGGTGGTCCGTTTGATCGCGGTGCCGCCGACAGTTATTACAATCGCGGGCACAATCCCCACTACTATGTGGCAGGGACCGGTACCAGTCGACGCTTTGACATGCATGACATGACTGCACTACAAATCACTGCCTATACCGCAGGCTACAATTGGAACGAACAACACGGCAACAAGAAAGATTGGGGTTGAACATGAAACTATCATCGCTTGACGAACGTATGAACGCAGAAATTGATGTGCTGATTGCCAAACTAGAGGCGGCAAAAACCTCACGCACATATCTTCAACGTGCTAATCTTGTGGGCAAAGTAGCCGAACAATGCCAGATGTATGAATTTTATTGGGAAGAAAGACTTTACAGTCTAATGGATTGAATGTATAATGTAGCAAGCTCGACACAACAACAAGATTTTGAATCTTTAGATCTGGCCATGGCGTATGCTAGAGTGTTGGGTGAGTTTGTTACTATCACCGGCAATGGCATGGAGATAGTTGGCATGTTTGGTGCCGACAGTATCAAGGACGGCAAGTGTCCAGATGGTGTTGACTACACTTGGATGAAACGGAGATCGCAATGAACAAAGAAATTACACTCACACCTGCGGGTGGCCGATTCTATCGTGCCATGACATTCCATTGGGTAACTGTAGTACTACTCATGCCGCCCTTGGCTGTGGCCATGATCGCGGCCATCTTGAATCCGTTTTGGTTTCGTGATTCAATGTTCAACTTTGTTGAGCGTAAGATCAATCAGTTTACACGTTGGCGCAACAATGTAAAATACCGCATCTATCTTGGATGCGACCCTGTTGTATGGCACACTCTTAAAGGCGACTTGAAGTGAACAAACTTGTGCGCGATGGTCGGGTAGCAGTACTGTACTCGCCGGGCTATGGTGCAGGCTGGTTCTCTTGGAATACCAGTTGTCCTGAAATCTTGTTTGACCCTGCTATGGTTGAGTTGGTTGAACAAGAGAAGTGGGACGAGTTGCGGGCCTTTGTGGTACTCAAGTACCCAGACATCTACACAGGTGGGCTTGAGGATTTGCAAATTGAGTGGA